TCACCGCGCCAATAAAGTCGCCAACGCCGCATAGCGTCGGGTCCAATCAATGAGTTGTAGCGGCCGGCACGGTTGTTGGAGCAGCCAATCCAACTGAGCTTGACGTGCAGGCCGATCCAAAAAGACATAGCTCCGCGGCGCTACAAAATTAGTGAATTGCTGCTGCAATTGAGCCAGCGAAATATTCGGCAACGTTGTAAAGGCCGTAATCGGCAATGCCACGCCTTGTGCAACGTCCTTAAAATAAGCCGCTGTCACATCTGGCGAATCATGTTGAATCAGCGCTCCCACCAGCGCTAATTGGTCTGGTGGCAACTGTAGTCCCTTGTCACAGCGCAAGTACAACCGAATCCCACCATGGGGGCCAGAAGTATAAACGAAGGCTTGAAAGGGTTCACTGAAAAAACGTCGGCGATACTCCAACAATTTCGAACCATCAATGATTGCTTGGGTTGGCTCAGGATGCAATGAAAAAAGCAATGTCGGGCGATCATGTAAATAGAAATCTGCAACCGTGGACATCTGATCCTTCCTCTCTAGATTAATAAGCTTAGTATACCGTAATTTGAGCGCCACAGCCACTGACAGGTTTCACTTATAACACGAACAATTAAATCAATATTTAGTTATTAAGTTCTTAATTAATCGACATATCATGGACTTAATTGGTATAAAGCAGTATATTGTTCATATATCCGAATGAATACTCTTGGCAGCTCACTCGACTTATCATCATCGACAGATTTGTCAATAGTCGACGAATACAGCACAAATTCTGCGATTCGCCCCGATTGCATGACATTTCAAATGCTCGGTTCACTCAAAATCACTTAGATTGGAGTCATTAACGTGCAGCACTATCAATTACGCTTAGGACCACTTACCCGCCGTTTACCATTAATTCAAATCGCGCCAAACACGCGCATCGCCTCGTTCGTTCTGCTTGGTGATGTGGAACTAACTGACTACGCCGCTCAACAATTAGCACTTCGATTGACACACACACCGTTTGACTATCTGGTCACGATGGAGAGCAAGGGCATTCCGTTGGCGCAGGCCTTAAGCCAACTGACTCAACATCCCCGTTTCATCGTGCTGCGCAAATCGGTCAAGCCATACATGACGCACCCTCATACGATCGCGGTATCGGCCATCACAACCAACACGCCGCAGCAGCTCGTCTTAGATGACGCGGACGCCACCCTCCTTCGCGGTAAACGCGTCGTAATCATTGATGACGTCATTAGCACGGGTGGCTCACTGGAAGCGGCTAACCGCTTGCTACAACAAGTCGGCGCACAGGTGGTAGACCAAATGGCGATTCTGGCGGAAGGTGCAGCTGCCGTACGAACAGACATTGAGTTTTTGGCGAAATTGCCACTGTTTGATGGACATGACTCAGAATAATATCACTAGTCGTGAGTCTCGCCGCTGAGATAGATTTGACGGATGATTTTATAGTCATTTTTGGCTTTATCAGTATTGTGTGACCATTTAGACCGGTTAATTATAAATTCGTTTATACGGCTATTTTGAGCCGAATTCGAGCGTTTTACAAAATCTTGAGAAGCAATCATTCTTCAATGGCAATGCAAATTCAATTAAACTGACGGGCACGCTATACTTTCGTGGATGATATTTTAGACAATTGACCATCCTCTACTTGCAATGACCTGTCAGTCTGGTATGCTAAACCCAAGTTGATGTAAAAACTCAATTCTGCAATTTTGGATTGTTGATTTAACGGGATTTGTTTAGTCTATTCCCCGTGTATGCGGGGGTGATCCCCATGGATTAGTTGTGCCGTTCCAGAAATTACTACTATTCCCCGTGTATGCGGGGGTGATCCCGATCGGTAAGCAGGACGCGTTTGTCTTTGTGGCTATTCCCCGTGTATGCGGGGGTGATCCCATGTTGTCACCGCGAGCTTTAATTCAGGAACCCTATTCCCCGTGTATGCGGGGGTGATCCCGCCTGATAAAGTTATGAAGTTCATTACGCACCCTATTCCCCGTGTATGCGGGGGTGATCCTCAGAAAATTAACTGGTGCCGGATCTAGCGATTCTATTCCCCGTGTATGCGGGGGTGATCCCTGTGTATCGTTCATCGTCAACCGGTTCAGCTTCTATTCCCCGTGTATGCGGGGGTGATCCTAGCTATGGTTTGATTTGCTAAAAACCGACGTACTATTCCCCGTGTATGCGGGGGTGATCCCTTGTGGTACCGTTACCGTAATGCGATGGTTGACTATTCCCCGTGTATGCGGGGGTGATCCTAACCAAATTTTTTGCGAACATTAAGCTTAATTCTATTCCCCGTGTATGCGGGGGTGATCCTATTCTAATTGAACCGTGTAAGTTAGACGAAATCTATTCCCCGTGTATGCGGGGGTGATCCCAGTTTCTATAATCCGACGACTAAGAAATTCGACTATTCCCCGTGTATGCGGGGGTGATCCTGCTGTGTGCCGTCAGTCATGTTCAAAGTTGTGACTATTCCCCGTGTATGCGGGGGTGATCCTCACGGTGGGCGTGAAACCATCGATTTAATCCGCTATTCCCCGTGTATGCGGGGGTGATCCCGAGCAGAACATGGTTCAGCTACTAAGTGACGCCTATTCCCCGTGTATGCGGGGGTGATCCTGGCTCATAGCCTGCAAACACCTTGAGCACGCGCTGTTCCCCGTGTATGCGGGGGTGATCCCATTTATAGGGGGCGTTGACAATCGAAAAAGTTCTGTTCCCCGTGCATGCGGGGGGATCCTATGAAATCCCATGATTCTTAACTTTAATATCCCTGTTCCCCGCGTATGCAGGGATGATCCTAAACAAAGCATAAAGTAAGAAAAAGTAACATGGCAAATCACTCTAAATATCTTACGCATTGAAATATTTAGTAAGCGATTATCATCCATAGAAACATAAGACCATCAACAAAAGTTTTAACGCATCAAAAAAGATCACATCGCAATGGAAAATGCAGATGTGATCTTTCTGATTGTTCGATAGTTTTTCGCTGTTGAGGCGTAAAAGTAGTACATCTTCAGTCCAAATATCCAACAATTTCAACTATGCTATCAATATCAACAAACAATGGATACGTCTCAGGTATCATCAGTGCTTGCTCATCATCATAGTTATGCAGTGCAATACTCTGATTATTATCTTTCGGAAGACTGCGCAACCCATTAAAAATCTTTCTATCATACGCTGTCTTTACCTCAATAATGCTTGTAGAGGTTGTATAATAACTAACAAGTTGTTTTTCATCGTAATAAACCGTGGTTGATCGTGTGTTATTACTCTCATCTTCCAGGGCCTTTGTTTTCAAGTAATTATTGACTAAAATATTTCCACAATCAAATTCATTTACTAGATGAGTGTCAGTCAAACCGGAAATGTTACTTTTGCGTATCAAATCGTAGCGTTGCTTTTCTCAAAGAAAACTGCCCTATTGATGCTTTTACGCCGTGAAATAGTATTATGTTGCCCAATAGTAGTAGGGAGTAAGTTGTTCATTACATTGTACAAATCTTTGTGTTCTGAAACTGTAATAACTTGCTTTAAACTTTTCTTGTCATTCATAACAGCCATAGTTATTCCTCCCATATTAATACCTCATCACCCAATTATAGTCGAGTTCTATTTGCCCGGTAAAGCATATTATCTTAGTCTGGCTTAAATCTTAACATGTGTCTTACTACAAATCAGATGGTTCCAGTTAGAATCAATGTTCACGCTAGAATCAATCATCAAGAATACTCGGCAATATTGCTCGTGTCTTCCCCATCGCTCACAGTTATTTGCAAACTCGGCGCAAGGTAAATTAAATTAGAATCCAGAGCAAAAAAAGCCGCCATATCCGAAGATATAACGACTTTTTTTAGTATCGAAAGCTATTCAAGATAGCTTATTGATACCGGCGATCGGGGTTAACATCAGCGCTGAACGCCTTATGCACCAAGCCATTCAGACACTGATAATAAAATGTGCAAGAATTGTGCAAGAACAAAATCATCGGGCGGGTGCTTCTACATAAAAAATAGGTCCCATATCAATTATAGATGATACTTATGTGTATCATTCTTTTGTAGCAATAGTCTTCGTTTGGTATCTATCCGTGCTTCCTTGGCTTGTTCTTTCATGTCAAAGCTACCGTAACTAAATCCGGGAATTGGCTGACCCAGACCATTGCCAGGCATTGTTATTCATATACCATTTTTGACCAGACATGACATAGGGGTAGCCAGAAACCCAACTTGTTTTACTCTTGATGGTCATCATGTTGGCCCATGATCCAGACGTATGAATGTCGTCCGATAACCAAACTTCTGAATCTCTTTCCAAGAAGATTTCATAGTAAAACGTTTAAGCCCATTGATACTACTGTGTTTAGGTCCTATTAAGTTTTCTCAGTATCGCTCTTGTGAGGGGCCAAGTTTACATAGTTTCACAACATCTTCTTAATATCAATAATACTAATCCGGCTTGATTAAATTCATGAAAATCCCCCACGCCGAAGCGCAGGGGAATTAATCAAGTTATAACTATCATCTAGAGACAGATATTATTATACTTATTGCTTACTACTCTGTAAACCCTAGTAGTTGTCTCATTAGCTATATTGACAACTAATTATGCTAAAACTAAAATTGCACTAACCAAATACACGGGTAAGTAATATAAAAAAATCTTCCGCCCATCAAAGCAGAAGATTATCCTCATCACCTCTGGCATCATTAGCTGACAATCTTGGAGGAATTCGAAAGCTGTGATACTAATAACAGGACAAGGGACATAATAACACTTGTCGGTTTATATCACAATACCGAAAGTAATCTATAGAATAATATTAATAAGTCCTTGTTATATTAATCAGGTTTAATGTATAATAACTGTGTTCTTTATTATCTGAGGATAAACAGAACACCCATTTTATTTATTTAAGCATTGGGCCAGTCTTGACTGGTCCTTTTTTGTATATTTTGTTAACAAAAAATCCCCCACGCCAAAGCGCAGGGGAAATTTAATGAATGAAACTCTATATCAAGTTATAGCCAACAATTATTATAGCACTATTTTGCCGCTTGTGAAGCAGATTCAGTTTCAGATGATGCAGCACTATTCACTACAGCAACTGTGGACGTTGGTGTTTGTGCTTCATCAGCAACCTTATTAGCTGCTGCTTCGACTTGGCTTTCCTCGTCACTTTTAACCGTTGGTGCTGTCACTGTTTGAACGTCAGTAACAACGCCCAACATACCAAGGATCGTCAATACGGTGTTCAATACTGCGATAATTGCTGACCAGTCACCAGTAAACTTAATGCCAAACATGGCAAAGACTTGTTGAATCAAAACGATCAGCAAGGAAATAATTCCAGCAATCAATTTACCATTCAAGCTACCGTCAACATTTTTGAAGCTAATTTTTTTAATCATTGTTTTTCCTCCTAAAGGAACTTTTCTAAGATATAAATAACTAACGTGACTAGTACGCCACTAACCAAGACCCCGATCAACCAATTTTGAATAGTTGTAACGCGGTCGATTTGATGACTAGCTTCAATGGACTTGGCCAGTGCCTTGTCCGCTTTGTCGCCAATATCGTCAACTTGATTCAGCTTTTCTTCGATGTTCTCAACTTTCGTTTTGGTGGCGGCCACATCCTTTTGAATATCCATTAATAACTTAGTTGTATCGTCGTATTGTGCCATTACCGCACCACCAATCGCTGGCCAGGATAGATAGTGGTGTAAATCGTCTTGCCGTTCTGACTAGCTAATGTAGTCATGCCAAGGCCGTTGCGTTGTGCGATCGACCACCAGCTGTCACCATACTTGACTGTGTAAAAAGTGTGGCTAACCGGCTGACCCGTAACTCGCTTACCGTAGGCTTGCCCATTGGTGACGCCTAATTTAATAAAGCCGTACAGTCCATTTGAACGGGTATAACGTGCCCATACATAGTCATGTTCGATAATAACAGCGTTGTAAGTCACACTCTCACCCTTGTAATAGGTAGCCACTTGGCTAACTTTGTCGCTATCCGTGTATCGTACGGCTAGAGTTCGATCAGGATAAAATACTCCTCGCTGGTTGTATTTAACAACCTTAAAAGTATCTTGAGAATGCTTAACGTTGGTTTGAGCTTGTTCCTTGCTAGCAGTCGTGTAGCCTGATTTAGTGATCCCTGTTAAATCGACATTGCCGTCTAATCCGCCTGCTTTATACATGCTTGTAAACTGGAAGATCGCCACACCGTCCATTGATGGGAACCAGTTGTAATCCGGCTTAGTTCTAACCAGATAGTCCGGATATTCAGCTAGCCATAGACAACTACCATAGGCTTTAACCATGGCGCTAGTGTTAACATGGGCGCTTAGATAGGCCTTGCCGGAATACAGCATAGGGGTATATCCAGCGTCCTTAATCAGCTTCATCTGAGCTAGAATGACATTAGTGTTGGCTGTCACGCTATTAGAAGCCCCGTCCTCATAATCTAGTGCTACAATACTACCCTTGGGCGTCCTAACACGTGGCAAGTAATAGGCCATCATAGCCTTGGCGTTGGTCATATTGCCACCAACACCGTCCCATAAATAGGTGTGTACCCGCTTACCAGCCTTCTTAGCTGCCTTAACTTGGCTGTTATACGTGGTCTGAGGGATATTAGTCCCACCATAGAAGCCACCCGCCTGTGAGAATACAAACTTATCAGTGTTGTAGCCGAATGTTCCACTATTACCGTTATATTTAGACCAGTCGACCCCTTGATCATGACTAGTTGAAGCCTGACTGGTAACATTGACCATTAAAAAGGCCATAAAAATGGCGCCCACCATTAAGATGAGTGCCTTTAACTTGTGCTTATTCAATTGTCTACCTCCTATTTTAATATGTCTTCTGGCGCTTGTGAATACGGGAGACTTATATCGCCAATAGTTACATTTAAATCTTCAAATTTAACCAACGCACCTGAATGAGCAATGCCAATGGTCATATAGTCATTAAAATTCCTATCACCAATAAACGTTGGAAAAACAATAGTTTGATTAAAATTTGTTTTGACACCCGCTTGAAGATTTTTTAACTGTACATTTATTGGCATACCCCAAGCTGGATTGAAATTGGTGCCAAACTGCATATACAGTGCACCGCTATCCAGTCTATCTATCGTTACAGCATAGCTAAAAGTTACTGTTAGACCAGCTGGATTCTGAGACAAGTTGAGCTTCCTGATATTCTGCCAAGCACTAGAATCGCCTTGAATGCTAATTGGGCTACTTGTATTAAGTGATAAGTTCCGACCATAAACTTTAATGCCACTTTGATAAACAGCATCAACTGCCTTGCCATCTTTAATCCATGTGTCATGCGTTATGTCTGCCATTTAAATCACCCCTGAATCACGTATAAACCAGTTTTGTCGGTCAGTGAATCATACTGTGCTTGGGTGACGACTTTAACAGTATTGGCAACAATGTCATTAAATTTATTGACAAATTCATCAAAAGTAATCGTGGTAATCGTGCTACCATTGGTACTTTGAATATTATTGGTAATGGTAAACCCGGTTGACCCATCACTGGGGTAGATTGACGTCCCGGTACTATCAACCACCCATACTTCAATGGCATAGGTACCAGCGGTTAAACTAGTCATCAAGTCAGCATTAAAGGTAACGGTAATTTGACCAGTCGTTGGATCTGTTAAACTTTTTGGGTCAACTGTAGCTGATTTAAGATAGCCACTAGCATTGCCCAACTTAGCAGTAATTGAAGTGGCATTAGTTAAACCAGTGGCCACATTATCATTGCCACAAATTAACGTAAAGCTAGTGGTGGTATCACCAATTTTAACCGTTTGTGGTGACGTATCAGTAAAACTAAGCGTTTTCGCCATCTTTATCTGCCTCCTTTTCAGCCAACTTGGAATTGAGCTGGTCAATTTGAACTTGAGCCATCGCTAATTGCTGGTCTTTAAGGGCAATCTCTTGGGCATAGTTACTCGTCAGCTTGTTAATCAAAGCCTGTGCATCAACATTCATAATTTAAGCCTCCTTTGTAGTAGTTGTCGTAGAAACTGGCTTTAAAGCGGTCAGACTATCGATAAGCGTGTTCAACACCTTCAATTTAACCCTATCTGCCCCTCCAGCACCGCCAGCAATGGCAGTGTTAAAGTCATCCATGGTAATGCTTACCTGTGAGTTGATACCCAGCGTGTTAATCTGAATGCTGATCGTCATAATGTTGTTCGTGTAATCTGGTTTATAATTCGTAATCAAAATACTATCCATTTAATTTGGCCTCCAATTTATTTAATCTAGCCTCTAGTTCCATATTGTGCCCGTTTAATTGATCAATCTGCTTTTGTTGTTCCTGTACCGTAGCTAGGGTGGCATTTAAAAGCACACTGTCATCCACCCCATTTAACCTGCCGTTTTCATCACGACTAATAAATACATCTGGCAATTGCCACTGTTTTGTTACATTAACGTCGTCAACAATGCTAGATAATCGCAAATGACTGGTATTATCGTCGGTTTTGTATTGGTATGTTGCCAAGTCAATTGAGTTAACTAGTTGTGCCCAATAGGCCGTATCAGCCTTTTGAACGTCCCGCTTAACACTTAATAGGGACGATTTAACCAAACTAGTATAGTTAACGGCGCCTGCATAAATATCAGCTGCACCGCCACCGCCCTTGGCAAAGTGAATAGCCCCTTTGTCCCAACTAGTGAAAGTATGTCCGGTATTAATGTGGAAGTTACCAATATCTAGCTCTCTGTTAAACTGAATCACATTAGAGCCAGCACTATCAATCCCAAAGTTAGCAACATTTGAGCCCGAGTTAGAAACAATCCGCCACCAAGTCGCATTGGGATAGCCAATAATGTTACCGTAGCTATTCATCGTGATACCGGTAGTTTGGTTCTGGTCAGTCCCACTAAAGTTAATCGCCTGTGTTGTACCATGCAAGCTTAACCCAGCACTGGCATCTAATATTACATAGCCAGTTTTCTTTAGGCCGGTTGCGGTAAAGTTTGGGTCCTGTGAGGTTGAATAGCCTTCCAATAACGCTAACTGACCAGCACCTAGTGATACGTCAGCGGCTGAATACATCCCAGTTGCAAACGGCGTCATGCCACGTAAATTAGTTTTAACTGTGCCGTCTTTGACGACCGTTCTTAATGCAGCGCTCTCAGTGTCAATTGTTTCAAATGACGTACTAGTAACCGAACCATCTTGATTAATAGTTAGCGGATAGCTAGTGTTGCCATATTGATTTAGCTTACTGCCAGCATTAAAAGTAGTCCCATTAATGGTTGAACCATTAATAACTGAGCCATCTATTTCGCCAGCACTAACAACATTACCTGTATCTGGCTGGTAACCAGTTGATTGAGCAGTTTGAGTTAGCATAGGCGAGCTAAATGCCGCATGTCCCTTGCCATTGTAAGAATGAATCTGAATGGCGACATACTTAGCAGTGCTCGGAGCAATTGCACCATTAATTGTAAACGTTTGTATACCACCGTCTGAACCATTAGCTGTGTAAAGATAGTCAACATTACCAACTCTATTGAATACGCCATAATCACTAAAAAATCCTATTGTGAATGTATATAGCATTCCGCTTGCCGAGCCATAGTCCCTAAACTTAATTGAGGCACTGTATGGTATTCCTGTTTGGGTGACTGGTTGAAACTTGCTAGTAGCATAATTATCCCATCTACCCGTTGAATCACCATTCCAAGTTATTGCTGGGAGACCATCAAACAATACAGCGTCTGAATAATAAGCTTCTCCATTAATTGTCCATCCCGGAATATTAGAACCACTGCCACCTAATAGTGCAGCATTATAAACTAGGTTAGTAACGCCTCTAATTGTTAAATTGCTTGCTACAACAGCACCGTTTGCATCGGTTGTAAACGACCCGTTAGGCGTGCTAAACGTGTTAGCAACAATGTCGACACCTTTAAGTGATCCAGTGGTAACATTACCTAAATTGGCACTTAAAGCTGATAATTTGCCGACATTTAACCGGTCAGTACTGAGTGTTCCTGTTGTGATGTTTGATGCGTTGATATTCTTACCGGTGATAGTATTAAAGTCAATCGTACCAGCTGTTAATTTATTGGCACTAACATTACCAACTTGAGCATCGGTGATAGCTGCGTTGGCTATCTGTGCTGTTCCTACAGCTAATGAACCTATCTTGGCATTAGTAATTGCGCCATCACCTATTTGGGCAGTACCTACGGCTAGGTTAGCAATCTTAGCACTAGTGATAGAAGCATCTTTAATCTTGGTAGTGTCAACAGCTAATGAGCCAATCTGGGCATTGGTAATTGCACCATTGGCTATTTGAGCTGTACCTACAGCTAATGAACCTATCTTGGCATTAGTAATTGCGCCATCACCTATTTGTGCCGTACCTATGGCTAGGTTAGCAATTTTGGCGCTATTAACAGCCTCATTACCAATCTGAGCATTGGTGATTGCACCATTGGCTATCTCAGCTGTTCCAATAACCCCTTTATCAATAACCGTCTCTGTTGTGATATGGACTACCGAGCCGTCCTTAACACCTGCACTTAACGTCTGATAATCAGCACTTGCCTTGTTTGCACTTACTGCTGCTTGACTACCAACTAATATGGCACTTGAGGCAGCCTGACTAGCATTGTTAGCGATACTAGTGGCATTATTACCAGCACTTTGAGCTTGACTAGCAGCTGTAATTGCTTTGTTGGCACTCACTGTTGCTTGACTACCAGCTAGTACAGCACTAGAAGCGGCTTGGCTAGCACTATTAGCAATACTGGTCGCATTGTTACCAGCACTTTGAGCTTGACTGGCTATCACAACGGCTTGTGATGCAACCTGACTAGCACTATTGCCAGTTACCGTTGCTTGTGAGGCTACTATGACAGCACTAGAAGCAGCTTGACTAGCTACTGCAACACTAGACTGCATGTTGCTAATATCAGTGTTAAAGTTATTGCTTAAGGCGGTCTGTACAGTGCTTAGAGCCGAATTGTAGGCATCTGTGAGGCCCTTATAAGTGTCCCGGTCAACGTCACTAGCCTTAGTAGTATCCGTTAAGATGGCCGTCATAAATGTGTTCAGGTTAGTATAGGCTGTAGTTAAAGCGGTCGTACTAACATTGGCATCTTTAGCTCGCTTTAAAATCACATTATACTGACTAGTTAATCCGGTGTATTGTGTTGCTTGGGTCTGCTTTTCAATCACGCTCATTAAGTTGGGGTCATTTAAGTTGGCGACCCCACCAGATGCATTATCAGCCGTATTTTGAGCGTTGATAATCTTAATACCATCGTCAGTTAATATGACCTGAGTTGCATTAGATTCGGCCATTTATAATCCCCCTTTCTTTAATCATCTGTATTAACATTGTCATTTATCGTCCCCTTATCAATCGTGCTAGCTGCTGACCGTTTTATTATTGGAACGGTATACACCTTTTCACGTTCCATTTGAGCCGGATTAATTAATAAGGAGTTGGTATTAAACGTGAACAGCATATAAGGCTGACCGTCTTGATAAAATACGTTACAAGTTTCAACTTCACGGTTTTCATCGGTCAAATTAGGAAAATCTAGGTCATTATCCAGATAAACCTCAAACTCGGTGCCTTTATGCACGACATTTAAAGCCCATACTTTATGTGGATCATCGTTTGTTTCTTGACCACCACCGGCCGCAACGTAAAAGTAAGGGAAGTCTAAACATTCCGATTGATAAGTGTTCTTATTAAAATCAATCCCATAATCAGTGATATTAAAGTTGTATAGCACGTTGTAATTACCTGCTAACAAGTCACTAGCTTTGAGAATGTCAGTGCTACCATCGTTATAGCCAATTGAGACCATATCATGTTGACGGTCATAGTTAATACGGCCATACCCTTTAAGGGGCATAATCTGTTGAACTCGTTTATCGGTAGGCTGTAAGGTAACTCCAGCTACATATGGGAACCGTACGAGAATGTAGTTGTGGTCATTCTTCAAGCTAACAATGTTCCAGATATAGACCGTGTTATTAACTTCCTGTACGCCAAATGTCCCACCATGTTGCCCATGAACTTGTAACATCACCGACTGCACGGCAAACTTGCTATCCTGTAAAGCAAACATGGTATCACTAGAGCCACCGTCATCACGAGCCCGACTAGTTAGGTACTGCCCATTGCTTAACCGTGCCATGTATTGGGTCGCTGAATGTGCCCCATTATCATCCGGGCCATAGGCGCCTAAATAGCTAATTCCAGTGGCGTCTAGCTTAATTTCCGGGTCATCTTGGATATAGTCAGATTCAATTGTCCCATGCAAGGTGCCAACATCATCACTATCAGCATTGATTAAGTAGCCCGTTTGTTGGTAGCTAGTGTCAACCGTGCCATCGGTATTATAACGGCGCCAGATAAAGCCCTTGCTGTCAATGTATGATGAAATATTGGTGCTACCTTCCCAAGCCTGCAAGATTAAGCGTTTAGTCTGGGTAGCGTCTGTAAAGTTGTTACCGTCAGGCGTTATAGCAACCGGTTTAATCGAACTAGCGTCCTTCTTAGCTTCATCAACCGCCTTACTGAGTGCATTTTGATACTGCATCATCCATGCTGGGGTGGCTGCTTGAACAGTTGTATACTCGCCAAAGCCAACCGTGTTGCCATAAGGGTTAGCAAAGCTGATTGTCCGTTGAATAACCCGTCCACTGGCGTCTAATACCGGCTCAATTAACTCATCTTTAAACCTAATTGTGGCACCTAATGGTGGATTAAAGTTTGGTGTTACATTTACCTCATAATATGTTCTAGGGTGGTTGTACAGTTTGAGCATATCCTTAGCCCATGACTTTAAACCGGCTGAGTTACTAATCTGATTAGCAGTAACAATGGCTTCATAGTACAGGCCGGATTGCCAATCGGGGTTATATTTCTGGTTGGCCTCATCATCAACGATATAGGGCTTACCATCATTGACCACTGCGATCGTGCTACCGTTGGCCCCGTATGGAATCAATTTAGTGACAGGTGTTGATACCGTTGTCCGTTTAATACTAGTCATATTTTTACCGAATACAGCCTCGTTATAGACCACGTCAGCATTGAGCTTGTCAGTAATGACACACACCTTTTTCATGATGTTCCCTTGTGAGTCAATCTCAACATAAGGGTCAATTTCAACGTTATAAGTCTGTATTAGCGTCTGTACTAATGTACTAGCTTTCGTTTTACCATCAATGGTAATTGTTGGGGTCATCACATTAGTAGTCTGATAGTCTAGCGTCCAGCCAGTGGCATTAAAACACTCATTAAAAGCTGTCTGAATCGTGCTTGCACTAGCTGTAGTAGCAATAGGATAATGATGAGCTAAACTGTACAAGCATAAATTAGTAAAGTTAGCCGTTGTGACGTGTTTAACAGCAGCGGTATTGTTCTCTTCCACACTGTATATGCGCATAACGTACCAGTGACCTGATAGCTCGTCATAATAGGCTAAGTTGTTACCAGCCACCATCTTGTCTGAATCAGGTTGACCTTGAAGCACGTCTAATGAGCCTTGATGGTCGAACTTCTTAGATTGGGCATTTAGGTTAATCGTGCCATCAAACGTGTCATTAGTACCCACATTAACGTCATCATCATAGCTAGTGCTAGTTGTGTCTGAGTCGGCTAGTTGAATCTTGATACTGTCGTTTGAAAATTTAGTGGCACCATCAACAGTCAGGGTCCCAATCCGCTTTAAATTCGAATCTAGGATTAAATACTGGTTATTTAAAGTCATCTGTTAACCTCCTTGTTTTAGTTATGTAAAAAGGCCACCCTTAATTGGGAAGCCTTTAAAGTGTTGCTATAGTAATCTGGGTAGATATTTAAGTGTGATTTGTGCGTCATCTAGGTCACCAATCATCGTTAGGCTATTAACCCCCGGACTAAGCTTGGGATAATCAGTTGACCAGATTGGACTAGCTAGCTTACCGCCCACCGTGGTGCTATCAGTTTCACAATTTAGCACAATCTCTTGACCAGCATTAGCGACGTACTTAGGCGCGTCCTGAGCCACGTCATTAACTTGGTAAATGTTAAGGCTGGTGATAGATAGATAAGGGTTCTCATAGCCCACCTTTTGGTCATCTTCGGTAATTGAATGCTTGAAGAACACTCCACCGATACCACCTAAAGCAGATTGATAATTTGAATCCCTATCAACAAACGTGCCGTGAACAATTAAAAATCGTTTAGGGTCTTTACATGGTTGACCGTTGTGACTACCACTGGTGTAGTATTGGGTGATTGACCAGCTAAACACCTTGCCATTTTTGATTAAGTCGAGTTCTAGCCAACTAGTGCTTAGCGCCGACTTCTCTTCTTTATTGACCACAGTTGTATACTTGTTAACCTTTTGCTTAATGGTCTTAGTTGTCACCTTCCCATGCTTATTGCGTGACCGTTTAACCACTGTCTTAGTCGTGGTGCCCGTCTTAATCTTGATTTTCTGGTCACGACCATTGCTAGAGCTACCTGATGGTCCTTTACCCATAAATAGGGTTTGATGTTTACCATCACCGCCAGCAAAAGCACCACCCGGCTTAGTGATTTGTAAGTAGCACGTTGGTGTGCCACCTCCACTACTATCAGCTAGACCAAATCGGCCTATCGTAGCCCCATTAGGGTCTAACAGTAAGACTTCCACACGCCCCATTGCACGCCCATTATGAGTACCTGAGTGCTTGATATGGTGGATTCTAGTCTTAACTCGATAGTTAGTCAGACTGTTAGTCATACCGGTAAAACGAACACCGGGGCCATACCAGTCTGGTTGATGCGTACCATACTGTTTAGACCCATTAGCATACTTGACCATTAATACTTGGGTATCTCGGTTGCTATCAGCTTCACCTTGATAAATGTACTTGCCAGCGGTCTTCATCTGAGCAATGGCATTGGCATCATTAGTCCACTCAGCCATGGTATTTAGTACGTCACTGTTAACAACCTGCGTGTAAGGCTGCACAGCAACTGCTTGGTCTTCATCACTATCTGGGCCTAATCCATATTCACCACCATTTAAGGTGAAACCAATGTGCTTTAAATCCCGCTTAGGTATGACTTGAATAACTGGCTCTGTTCTAGCAGTACCCTCAACAGTGATTGTATTTAAACCGTTCTTTAAGGGTGCTTCAACCTGTGGCAGGGTTGCCCGTGGGTCGGATTGCACAAAGGTAATGGTTAGTGTCATGTCATACATACCAGGGTTAATCGGTGCTGGATCACTAATTGCAGTAATATGCCCCCAATAGGTCACTTTAGGCTCAAATCCAAACACTAGTGGGTATTCTTTACCATTATCGCTAGGGTCATCACTTAATAGCAGACCACTTAAATTGTGCATCACCTGATTAAACCTGTCTTGATTATCGGCACAGTAAATTGACACTGGAATACTAATCGTCCGACTAGTAAAGTCCGTGCCATTAAATTGGTTACCATACATGGCCGGTATATCAGTCACTTGTTCAGCCATGGCTGGTGCGCTAGGTAATACCACATTACCCATCTCAACTTGTAAATCGTCCCGGCTATTTAAACCGGCATATTCAAAATCGTCTTGGTTTAAAGTCACGATTTAACCTCCTTTTTAAATTTAGGTATGTAAAAAGGGTGCCCAATTAAGGACAACCCTTTGATTAATGATTTTAATAGCCCATCATTTGTGAGTATTGTGAAGCTGTCTTATTATTCGACTTAACAGCATTAACCACGTCTGACTTAGCAATGACTGCTTGAACACTACCTTGGCCTGATACTAAAGCCGTCAATAATGCAATGACTTTATCAAGCTTCTCACTACTTTCACTGCTATTAGACGCAATCTGACTACCATTGTTGCCATTTACCATTTGGTTAGCCTGTGTGATTAGCTGGTTAGCCCGACTCTTATTAGTCAATGGCAAGACCATTTCAGGCTTGTTATGCTCGGCGACCTCAATCAACTGGTTAGTGTTGACGATACCACCATTTTCAAACCGCTTATGACCTTGTGGACCACTATGAAGCCAGTCATACTTAGCATGACCCCAAATTGAGGTATTACCAGTGGCATTAAGATAGTCACTGTTGTTAAGGAATGCCAACACTTGGTCAAAACTAGACCTGAAATTGTGATGACCCGGAAATGCAAACGCGTCAAAGGTTGTCTTGGTAAACTGCAATGGGCCACCGGCTGGGTTACCATTAGCAGAGTTGACATCTGAGATAGTTTGCATGATATTGCGATTACCAGTTTCACTATCAGCAGTTTTGATAATGGCTGACTGCATCTTAGACCAATACCTTCTTGGTACTTTGGTCATCTCTAGGGCTCGGTTGATCATACTATGAGTGATAGCGCCACCCTCAATAGAGCCACCATCATCACCAAACATGTCACCTAGCTTGCTGATAAACTTCCAGAAACCACTACCTACTTGCTTTTTGATGGTGGCTAACAGGCCACTAGACTTAGCAGATTTGTCCGAGCTAGTGCTATCCGACAATCCTGGTACTCGTCCATAACCAGCGAATGACCCGTAGCCACCACCATGAACTTTACTGATACCCATACCGTCTTTTTCATTTTCAGCACTGTAAAACTCGCCATTCCCAGTATATACCCCAACGTGTTCGCTACCACCGGGCCCAAAGAATACTAAGTCGCCCGGTTTAGGGTTGCTGACATGCTTAGAAGCCTTATACTGTTCACCACTAGTCCGTGGGAAACTAATTCCAAGCTTCTTTAGGGTATACTCAACTAGGCCGGAACAGTCAAACGCACTAGGCCCAGCAGCACCCCAAACGTACTTGTTAGTGGCACCATACTTCATCATGGCATTAACAAAGGCATTGTTAGAAGAACCACCATCTAGACTTTCACTAACGCCACCCCACAAGGTTGACCACCACGTCTTAGCTTGCTTCTCAACACCCTTAAAAAGGCCATGACCAATGTTACTCATGACACCTGAGATGTCCTTAGAAGACCAGCTAAACAGGTTTTCAAGTGACTTAATCGGGTGGGCAATAATTTTAGTAGCAGTCTTAAAGAACTTCTCTAGACTGCCAACCTTTTTACCGACCCAACTAGTCACGCCTGAAATTCCACTAGTCACGCTGTTTAGAATGTCACCAAAGAAGCCAGTACCTTTAGCATACTTAGTCACGCCTTGCATTTCCATTAACATGGCTGTTTCACTAGCACTAAGAACTTCAGTACCAGCTGGTAACATCATCTTAGTGTTACGGCCTTGAACAATACCAGATTCGCCATTAGGTAGCATGACCATTTCTTTATTGCCAGTTTGGGGGCTGTCGTTACCATCATTTAGCATTGCCATAGTAGGCTTGGTAATTGGATTCCGTGACCCACTAAACATCCCAGTACCAGTGGCAAAGTGAACATGACTTAAATCACCAATGGTTTTCTTTTTACCACCGAATGTGTGGATAACACTATCAACAGCATTGATACCACCATTGATAAGGTCGATAACATCGTTCATGCCGTCTCTAGCAAACTTCTTTAGATTCTTCCAAAGGCCTTTGAAGATGTTCTCAACGCCGGTACCTAAGTCAGACCATCCCGATTTGAATGACTTTTTGAATGTTGATAGCCAGTCACCCATTGAATGTCCGAACACTTTAGTATGGCTCAAGTCTTTGTTCCAATAGCTATGCAGGTTAGACCGCATCTTGTCCCAATGACTGTTCCATGAGTGTGACCAGCTCTTTTTCCAGCCAGCCCATTTAGTACCCATTGAACTAAAGAATGACTTAGTAAGCTTAAATGAGCTATTCCAGTTAGATTTTAGAGTTCGCCCATTGCTTGACCAATGACTTGACCAACTCTTCTTCCAACTTTTCTTCCAAGAATCCCATTTCTTACCAACTGTACTAAAGAAGTTCTTAGTGTTTTTGACAGATCCATCCCAATCACGTTTGAGCGTTTTGCCAGTATCTGACCAATGTTTTGACCAGCTCTTTTTGAAGCTAGACTTCCAACCGTCCCACTTCTTGCCAACGTTACTGAAAAACTCTCTAGTGTGTTTCAATGATCCGTTCCAGTTATCCCTGAGTGATTTACCCATGTCTGACCAGTGCTTGTTCCAGCTCTTCTTGAAACTCTTCTTGAAGTTATTCCACTTTTTAGACATGTTGCCTAGGGCTTTACCTACTGACTTGCCGACATTTGAGCCCCATTTAGCGATACCTTTGCCAAAGTTAACCACTGCTTTAGCTGTCTTATTAACCCATTCTCGGAACGGCTTAATGTGCTTGTAAGCTTCATAGAATGCGACCCCTAGCGCGACCACAGCAGTTAAAACTAGGCCAATTGGGTTAGCTAACAGCAACTTGCCTAGTGATAAGAATGCCCGACCAACTGTTTTAATGCCGCCAGCCAGCACGCTGAACGCCTTAGACGCGCCTTTATAAGCTATCTTAGCAGTCCATTTAAGTCCTTTACCTATCTTGCTGCCAACTGATTTAGTGTGAGTCCATAAACCACTAATCAAACTCTTGGCCTTACTAGTGGTTACCCTAGCAGCCATCTTTAGCCAGCGACCAGTACCAATACTAGCTTTTTTAACCCATCCTGCGAATTTAGTTAGCTCTCGTTTTCCTTCACTACCATCAACCCTAGGTTTAAACACAATCCGGCTAAGCTTGCTACCTATGCCTCCTAATACACCCTTGGCAAAAGCTATTTGGTCTAAAGCTAGTTTTAAGCCGCCGATTGCTTTACTAGCGATAAATGCGCTAGAAGCTAAACCAGCGAATACCTTAGGATGCTTTTCAGCAAACTTACCAATGATAGCTAGTACCGGTAGCATATCCTTTAGGGCTTTAACAAACACTGTAAATGAAGTCTTAGAAGCGGTCTTTAATGAACTAAAGAACGATTTAATCTCTTTTTTATGAGCAACGATGTTTGTACCTAATATGTCAATGTTCTTTGCTAAGTTAGCTAGCATTTTATCTAGGTATTTACCGACACTAAACTTTTTACCAGCAAAAGCTTTAGAAATGAACCCCATTTGAAGTGAGATAGCACTACCAACGTCTTTAAACTCAGCTTTAGTGTCCTTACTGTCAAGCCATTTAGTGAATTGCCCCATTAGTGGTGACTTCATATCTGCGATAGGTTTATAAAGTGTCCTTAACAAGGCTGGCATTTGAGTCTTAATTGATCGTTCCATACCGGGTATGGTCTTCATTAGGTTCTCTGAGGCTGTCTTATACTTGCCACCAAGGGAGTTCATTACTTCTTCAGCGTCTTTAGCACTAATCTTACCGGCACTCATCTGGTCACGTAGCGTTGACATGGTTAACTTGCTATTATGCTGTTGTTTTCTTTCAAACTCTAGCATTTTACCGGCATACATTGGAAGTTGATCATTAATCATATTGAAGTCGCCAAGTTGCATCTTGCCACTTGATAGCATGTGTGTAAAGTTGGTGCCTAATCTAGTAACATTCTCATCACTTAAATTAAGCGTATCACCCAACGTTAAAATGGACTTGGTTAGCTCTTTTGTTCTTGGGGCATTATCAAATACATGGTAAAACGACTGGTTAAGTTCATCAACCACGTTAATGTTCTGGTTAAAGGCTGAAGCTAAATCGTTGCCAATATTAACCATCTGTTTGCCCTTACCAGCAGAGCCTGTTAATGTTTCCCATGTCGCCGTCATTGTACGTTGCTTGTTATCGTAGGCTACCACTGAGTCCTTCAAAGCGCCAAAACTAGCACTAATCTGCCCAATCACATGAGTAACCCCATTAGCAACTAGATGCGCGCCTAGAATTGTACCGAATAAATGAGATGTTTTCTTAGCTTTGTCATCAATGCTATCAAGCTTAGACCGAACACCGTGCATGAACGCATGTGGCTCTTTTTCCATCGCTTTAAGTAGCTCATTTTGACTAGTCTTAGCTTTAGCCATGGCTGTTGCAGTCTCATTGACTCGGACCTTCTGTCTCTTATAAGCATCACTAGTTTTGCCATTAGCATCCGCAATTCGATTGAGTTCGCTAGACTGAGCCTTATACTGACTCTCAAGATTAGAATAAGCCTGCTTCAAGCCATTCAGCTTGGCTTTATTAGCATCCGCTGTCTTACCTTCTGCTTCCAGTCGGTCTACATACGACTTACTTAATGCAGTAGACTGCTTATATCCTTTCTGTAAGTCAGCCAGCCCAGAATTATAGTATTGTAGTTTAGATTTGGCACGTTCTAGTTGTCCGCCCATCGATCCATAACTACGCGAAGCCTTATTAATCTGCTCCTGTAGCTTTGAATAGGCCTCTTTGCCATCTGCAGTTTCTTTATTGATACCACTCTGACGCTTTTTTAGCTCATCAATTTTATTCTTCTGCAACTCCATTGATTTAGCCAGGCCGTCAACTTTGGCTGCCGTTGCTTTCTGATACTCACCAGCAGACTTTAATGCCGTCTCTTGTGCCTTCCAGCCAGATGTACTGGCCTTGACCTCAGCGTTTAACGTCTTGAGCGACTTAACCGCTGCAGCCGTATCTAGTCCAACCCTACTGGTCATCTCACGGCCAACTACTTTTTTAGCCATTCTTTTTTAACCTCCTTTTAGGCACAAACGCTTATAAGCCATATGTTTGATTAATGGCATCCAGTGGGTCGACTAACTCAGATCGGTCTTCCTTTTTACGAGCATTTAAAGCCGCCATGAAATCAAAAAAGGGACTATCGCCAAATTCCTTGGTTGATATTCCCTCCAATAGCAATTGTTTACTTAACAAGCTAAAATCTTCTTGCTGATTTTTTAACTTCATAACTTCTCGCTTGATTTCAACGTTGCGTTTGTGCCGGTTTATTTTGACGTTTTAGAATCTTCGATAGCCTTGCGTTGCTTTTGTTCAGACAGCTTAATGTCAGCGTCTGAGATACCGTTTAAACGCATGATTAGATAGCCAACACCTTCACCAAACCGTTCAATTGAGACAGTGTCATTAATGGTTTCCATTTGCTTGTCGGTATAGCCCATCACCCGTTGTACAAAGCCAACCATATCATCTTGCAATTCTAGGCCGTTTTTCATTGCGTCTAGTTCAGTGACCTCTTTTTCGGTGTCTTGCGATTCCAACATACCAATTTGAACCTTAGTAGCCAGTTTAATAATGTTGTTAGTTGGTGTTACATCGGCCGTCTTATTGATTTTAAAGTAGTTTTTAGCATTAATTTTCATAGTAAATTTTGCCCCTTTAATTTAGTTTGTATGTAAAAAGGCCACCCTTAATGGGAAGCCTTTAAAGTGTTGCTAGTTACCAGTCGTACTGCCAGTTGTACCGCTGGTTGACTTAGTGTAGCCACCAAACGTTTCAGCCATAAGCTTGTCCAGATCAAAGTTAGCGTCATTTGACTTGGCGATCATATATGGTTGTTGTACGCCATTGGCAGCTAAGAAAATGTCTGGCTTCAATGGCGTTAAGACAGTACCATTTAGGGCTGTTGAGTAGGCAGCTTCATTATTGGTATCAGTTGAGTTGTTAGATGCTTCTTCGACAAATTCAATGTTGTTGAAACATTCGTAAATTGAGATGTCGCCATCTAGTGATTGAGATTCGGCAATCATCGCAACGTGTGGCTTAGGCAATTGTCTTACCCAGGCACCTGTATTGGTGTTTTGTGTGAACCCCTTTAGCATCTGGTTAATCTTGAAGTCCAAGTCTAAAGCGGTTAAGGCCAAGGTAGGCATAGACTTACCATAGGCTGTCCGCTTGATTTGTCCGTTACCCCAACCAGGCGTCCCGGCTGCTTCAATAGCAGTCACATTGATTTGACTGAAACCTTCGCCATTGTGATCGGCAACATAGATTCCATCAGCAGATAGACCTTTAGTAGGGTCCTTGATTAAATCACCGTTGTCATCAAGTAAAGCAAAAGTTGCTTTTACAATGTTGTGTTTTGACATTTAAATATCTCTCCTTTAAATCATTTCATTTTTAGTTACATAAATTGTTTTGGTTATTTGGTTCGTATCCGGGTCAGTCGTGTGATGCTGACTAGATACAATTAACCAGCCAGCCTGTTTAAAGCTTTTCATCAAAGCTATTTCGGCTTCTAGTGGGTTAAAGTCATCGGCTAGGTCAACCTTATAAAAGATTTGAATTTCAACACCCATTGCTAGGCCTTTAAACGTATTGTTTGCAAGGTAAGCCGGGCTTGAATCGGTCTCTTGTAATAGCATGACTGTTGAATTGGCGTTGTTTATTTCTTCTTCCGGTATCTCATTAAGGTAGACTTTATCGAGCCACGTTAAATTGAGGGAATTAACTAGGCTAGCAACCTGTGATACTGGTAATAGCATTAGTCATCGTCCCCTTTCTTAAATTCCTCTAACATGGCGTTAAAGACATCGTCTTGGCTGTCAGCTAGGTTCTGGTCAACAAAGTGATCAGCCTTAATGTGCTTAGTCCCATCGTTTAACCGCATGGAATTCATGTCATGGTACTTATTAGTCCAGCCTACAATCGAGCTTCCATCATGTTCACCATCTATATCGTTGCTGTTATAGCTTATGTTGTCAGCCATGTGTCCGTACTTCTCGTCTTTATGATTTGAATAGTGTTTCTTTCTCGTGACTTCCGTTAAGTTATCAGCTAACTTCTTAGCGCCGGCTTTGGTTATCTTCTCTTGTTCAGCCTCGTTAGGGACTAGCTTATGGACGTCTTTAAGCCAGTTTTCTAGTTGGCTGGCCATATCATCTTTTGCCATAGCTACGCCCCCTTAGTAACGAGCTTTAAAGTCAGGTAGTCGTAAGTTAAATAGCTATTTGAATCGTCCATGCTGTCGTTAACTACACTGTATAGGCTGCCTTGATATTGGCATTTAATGCCCTCTTTAACGGTGCTGTTGTGACGTATGACGACAACAACCTCATCTAATTGTTCAGCTGTTAATTGGTAGCTACTAGCAATGCTCCTCGTGTAAGGGGCACACCATAAGCTAGCTGTAACTACAAATGTCTGCTTACTAGTGCCATTAATTGGGTTCTGAATCGTCTTAGTCGTGCCTATTTGAAGCTTACGGTTAAAGCCGGCCGGTGTAAGTTTATTTAAAGCCATTTATCCAGCCCCCTTAGCGAGGCAAATCGCATCTAAGTGATCAAGCATTAGTAAAACACCTTTGGGCTGTCCGTTGGTTAGGTTGCGATCATAATAAAGTGCCTGGGCCAATGTGATGATAGCCCGTGCATACAAGGGACTGTCTGCAATATCTGGATAGGCAGAGTATTCAATGCTATCATTTACAATCAACTGGCTAGATACTAACAAACTAGTTATTGTAGCCAATTCTTCGTCAGTCTGATCAATATGCAACTCATCGCACACTTGTTTAGCCAACGTTTCATCAATTGTAATTTAGATAACCCCCTTTCAATTAGCCGCCCGGCTTGTTACCGTACTGTGTATTTATTAGCGACTAATTAAATGCTATTTTCCAGTGTCTGTGGTCGAACCTGACGTAGTAGCGGTTGTGCCCTTGATGTTGATAATTAAGTCCTTGCGAGCTTGAACAACGTCTTCACGCAAATAGATCCCCAATTGTTGATACCAAACATCATAGGTATCCATGAACTTACCAGTAATTTCGTTGTTTTTGAAGTTAATAACAGCCTTTTGTAACGGTGCAATAATGATATTCACATCGCCAGCCTTAGCACTTGGGAACAACGTATCATCAATCACAACAACCGTTTTGCCAAGAATCGTGCTACCAGTCCCTTTAGTTAAATCTGGTTGAACCAGTGGACGACCCTGAGTGTCTTTTAGCTGGTCCAAAGCATTAAAGGCAGATTGAGACAATACAATTGAAGCGGCTGCACTATCGTTAGGCTTCAACGTCATGTTAAGTGCCGTCTTGATAGCTGCAACCAAGTCAGTCGCTTCCACAGCGGTAACGCCATCGGTCAACGCCTTAATAATCAAGCCATCATTAGTGTTATCGCGTAATGTAATTAAGCTTTGGGCCAATTCTGATTGCCAATCGTAGTCAGAATCACTGAGTAGATCCTGTGAGTACACATAAGCACCTGTGTAAGTTTGCAAGTCCCAATTAATTGGAACGATCGTAGGCTTTGTACCCGGTACAGTTGTTCCATATTCGGTATGTGCTGCTAGTTTTTCATCCGTATCCCACATTACTGGCAACTTACCAGTAGTGTGCTTGACTGATACAGTCCGAACTAAACTACCTAAGCGTGGAAATTGGTGGGTTTCATGTTCTACATTTAAAATATCTTGTGGGATAAGTACAGATCCATCTGACAGGCCAATGCCCCCCGTCACATCTCGCTTTACTTCACCCGCTTTTAAAGCCTCAAATAAATCACGCTTGTGTAATTCTAAGCCTTTATCCTTATTTAATGTCTTCACTTTTCCTAACCCTCTTTTATTTTTAGTCTTAGTTTTTGAGTCTTCCTCAAGCTCCGAGTCATCAGAACTGTCATCATCTGATCCACCATCGTCACTATCATCAGGATCATCATCCCGTTTGGCACTTTTTGTCTGCTTTTTAGTGGAATCAGTAGTGCTTTCACCATCGTCTTCGGTGTTATCACCATCTTCTTTATCTGAATCACCCTTAGAATCCGTCTTAGAAGCACGGTTTTCTTCATCATTTAGCGATTTTAAAGCTTCGATTTTTTCACGCAGACTATCACTTTTACTGCGTAATTCCTTTACTTCATCGACACTGCGCTTGATTTCGGCAATGTCACTGTCTTCCTTGTCCAAAAGTGATCGTGAAGCAATCGTTTTAGCCTTTAGCTCGGCTTCATTTTTTGCTAATTCTTCTTGCAAAGTTTCAATTTTCAAGTAATGTCACTCCTTTTCTAATAAGTCCAACAAAAAACCGGCTTTGAGCCGGTATTGTTGATCATCGTTAAATTGTTTAAGCCCTCGTGATACCGATACTGAGGTTTGCGTATAAGCAGGCAATGCTGTAATACTAATTTCAACTAACTGGTCAATTTGATTAACGGTATGAATAACATTGTCGTTTTTATCAAATTCCCAGTCGTCATCAGCAATCGTGAAGCCAAACGAGCAGCCTTTTAAGTTCCCATTCTTGATGTTCTCATAAACATCTCGTCCTAACGTCGTGTTCGGCATGTTCAATGTGAACAAAACACCGTTCTGATCAACTTTTAATTCTAGTGAGCCACTATCGACCCGCCCTAGAATGTTGTCTAAGTTGTGGTCATACAACGCAATGACACTGTTCATATTGACACCGTCGAAAGCGTCTGGACTGATATACTCGGTAAAGCCCATGTCTTCACTGGGTTTGCCAAATACTACTGCATAACCGCTTACTTGGCCAATTGCTGTGGTATCATCACTTGATAAATCACGAGTTTTTAAGTCTTGAATGTAAATGCTGCGAACATTTTCATCCTTATGAATCTTGGTTGCCGATAATTCCATTACTTATCACCCCCTTTTCGGCAAGCAATGTCTTAACTTCATCAGCATTGAACACAGGATTTGTTCCCGTATTGAGCTTTGAAATCATATCAATGATTTGACTACCATCTACGTCCGTACTGTCACGAACATTTAATTTCAAATCAGGTAGATTTAATTTAAATGACAATTCCGAAATCATCGGATTAATATACCGGTTCAATGAACTGGCATAAAACGACATAATTTGCTGACTATTGCTTTGTGCATCTGCTTTTGTGCGGTTCAAATATGAACTAGGAACACCAAACGCTTCAGCAACCCGATCAGCAGACCAGTCTAAGTTGTTCAAGAACTTAGCTACATCGGCATTAATCTGAATCGTACTAAGCTGAGCTGACTGGTCCATAACGATGGTTTTTCCGGCATTTTCGCCGGTATTTTGTTCATCAAAGCTATCTCTGATAGAATTTTTGGCCTCTTTATCAAGTTTGGCATCTGGGATATTAATAATGGTACTTGGATTAATGCCATTTATAAGTGTGGACAATGTCAACCGATTAGCATTTTCACTAACCTCAACCGGGTAGATGAGACTATCTAAAGGCGAAATTCCCATGAATTCTTGTCCGCCAACAATTTCACCTGTCGGCATCAATCTGATATGAATCATTTCAGAATTATCTGCCACTACGGTACCACGATCATCGGTAAAATTAATTTCATAACTAATATTTTCAAGACCATCTGCTAAATTGACATTTACTTGTGACGTTGGGATCTGTTCTAACCATTGCGTAGAGTCTAATTTACCATGAATCAGCAAATAACTATTACCAGTTAGTAAAGCTTGAATCAGGCTAGACTGCCAAAAGGAATATCCATTAATCAATTTACTTGGCTGTTTCAGTAAATGGTCATATTTACCGGTATTTTGAAATGCGCAACTTGCAATATCGCTTGAAATTAAATTAATCATTGCAAAAATGTCGACATTTTGGAGTGCTCGACGTGCATCAACAAAATTGTGTGGAATAACTTTGCCATTGCTAACGCTGAAACTAGGGACATAGCCTTTACTGCCTAAAAATTGTGAACGTTTCTCAAACATCTCAAATGGTTTATAAATACTAATAACAATTCACCTCATTTCTATTTTGGACTGTCATAACCCAAAATTATCGCAACTAACACTAGTGCGATGCCGAGCACAACCCATCCCAAAATAAGATTAAATAAAAAGGCTCCTATCACAATTGATAAGAAACCCAGGCAAATAAAAATAAATGGTACAAGTAACACTAATTTATCAAATTTCATATTTCAACCTCACTACCAGCCAAAATCACTTTTGAAATAATCGTTAACTTCATCTGGCTTCATATTTGCAAATGGGTGTTTAGCGCTGTCATCCACATCACGTCGGTTAGGACTTGTATACCAATACTGAGCCTCATTAATGGCGTCAATAATCGCATCAACACAATCAATTTTGGCTGAGTGTACTGCCTTGTCTACTTTCACACCGTAGTTATTAGCAGTAAGAACTGCGTTGGTCAGACTGTATTTTAGAATCGGATCATCATACATAGTAATTAGGCCGCGAATAAACTGTTTCTGTAATAGCCTAGTTGGCGCATCTAGTGATAACGTTCCTTGTCTTAGCGTGATAAATGGTATCTCTGGATGGTTTTTATCCATCCATTCAACCATTGGACTAGCTAAATGAACGTCGTAAACAAAAGCTTTGACGTTCAAACGATGTTCCTCAATAAAATCTAAGAACCAATCGCCAATAATCTGTTCATCAATCAGGCCGTCAGCGTTCCGCGCCACATCCGCATAGCCTTTGGCTTCTGCGTCACTATAATTAATCCCGTCATGCTTTGACTTCAATAGTACGTTCTGCTGTGAATGCGCAGTTGGCACAAACGAATGTTGGTAAACAAACATCATTTGACGTTCTTTTTTGAAATACGGGAAAATGAAAGCCAACGATGAATCATCATCAAGCCGCGACATATCTAAACCAACGTAGACGTCGCGGCCATCAATCGCGAATGAATCGTCGGCCACTACTGACTTTTGAATGTCGTCTAGTTGCAAATACTTATCTTTTGAGACAGCCAACCACATGTTTAAGTTACGATTCTGAAACCAAGCAACATTTCCGGAACTTTCCCGCTTATCTTTTTCATCAAGTAAGCCTTTTAGCAGCCGCTCGTGCATCTCAGTTAAGCCAAGTAACGGGTTCGATTTTTCCCAAGTATCTGGACGATCCGTTTCATCAATTGAGTCTTGCTCCCAACAAAGGAATAAGCTGGTTTCAGATTTACGCTCGTCATCCTTCTCAATAACGTGTGTAAGCCGTTGGTAATCATGGAACATCGGCACATTGCTGTTCTCATAAGCCGTTGAAATAGCAATCAGCTGCTTATTGGTTTGATGGATTTGACCAGATGATAACTTACTTAGAACATCGTCATCATAAGCAGCATCTCCATATTCATCCAATACAGCCGTATTGCAATGATAGCTATCCCATTTACCGGAGTTAGCCGTTAGCCGTAGAATTTGGTTGCGTGACTTAAAGCTTTGAATCAGATCAGCCGAAGCGTTAATCTCTTTTGCTTTAATTCGTTTCCTAAAATAAGGCTGACTCTCAGCAAGATAATCAATGGTGCTGCCTAAATAACGGAACCCCTTCTTACTAATTTGTTCGGTTGTTCCAGAATATGCAAAGTCCAAATTCTTGCGACTACCAGCTTCAATTAAATAGCCATAAGTTAGCAGAATATTCATTAGATATGTTTTCCCATTGGTCCGCGCCACCGAAATTAATGCGTAAGTAAATCGTTTCTCGCCGCTCTCGTTCCGCCATCCCTGTAGCAAGCACAAAACAGCTTGCTGCCAAACCATTAATGGCATAGGCTTACCAGATTCTACATCCGGGCAAACCTTGGCATAGTCAAGAATATGGTGACATTGCTTCAAGTCATATTCATAATTGAAAGCATCGTCATAGAAGCTCCGTTTCAAGTCATTCAGATGACGAAATAGGGCCAATTTCATTTTTCGCCCTGCCATTTGTTTACCACTAAGTACCAGATAAGCATAGGCAGTAGCTGGGTCACGGTAAGCCTTCCAGATTTCGTCAAAATAGCCTTCGTTATCCAGTTTTTTGAATACGGCCTCAACTTCTACGTCCCTTTTGCTAAAATCAAATTGTTTAACTTTAGAACTCGTCATCATTATCACCTCCAAACGGACTATCTTCATCATCATCGTCAGGATCACTAAGTTTCAGTAAATTAGCGCGGCTCTGGGGGGTCAGTCCAAGTTCTGAGCTGATTGCCCGAATATTTTTTGTTGCCTTATCTAGGCTGTCAACCGCAGGATTTTTCTTGATAGCCTTCAATTCTTTATGAATTACTTTGCCTTTGCTATCGGTGGAATAGTCAAACACTTCAAACTGGGCGCCATGTGCACTAATACTTTTAGCGCTACTACGTAACACAAAATAGTTATCGCATAACGCTTCAACCAATGTTTTATCCATCTCGTTAGCAAACGAGTTATCCTTTAGCATCGGCACTATCCTGCGCCACATATATCGCGAGATACCTTCCATATATTTGGGCGGTGAATCAGGCAAATCTTTAATTTTCAATCAAACCACCTCCATATCTTGGTTAGGGTGCACATAGCTACCAGTTTTTTGAAAAATTATGTATTTAAAATGCCCTAACGTTGCCGTTTAGCTGCTGGTCAGGGCACCACAAAAAAAGTTTTAAAAATTGCTCGCGTAAAAAGGATGCCACCATGTTGTGATTGCTCTTCGCCTAAACGTCGGTGGGGGGGTATTTTTAATCATTGCGGTCGATTTTTCTGATATTTCATTAATTCTACTTGCCTGTTTTCTTTTTTACCTTTGCAATATAAGCATCCAATCGTCTGCTAGCACATCCTTTGACATAGTAATAGGCTAGTATGTTGCCAACTAGGATAAAGCCAGCTATAAAGATACATCCCAATAAAGCTAGCTCCAACAGTATGCTAATAAATATGCTGGTGAATATCGGTGTTAAACTAGCCAGCCATAACAAGCCGCTAACTACTAGCATTATCAGTAACCAGTGAGCCAAAACTAGCAATTGGCCAATAAACTTGCCTAGCGTGATTGCTTCCTCTTGATTTAATTCGTCCATCTAGTTGTTACTCCTTTTATTAATTGTTATATGATCTTCTCCTTGATAGCTTTCTGCCACCATTCTCGGCTAATATGTTTTAGTTTGTTGACTCCGTTTGATTGTTCTTTAATTGATTCTTCAAGGGTAGTTTTGATATTGTGGCAACGATAGCACAGTGTCCATAAGTTATCTTGGCTAAGCCGTTCATCGCCACTAACTTTCAACGGATGAATATGATCAACAATCTTACGGTCGGTTACCGCATTGCCACACACTTGGCATGTTGCCATATCACGCGCATAGACGTAATCTCTGACGCACTGCCATTGCTTGGTATGATAGAACGTATTGGCTACTTTATCGCGTCTAACACGATTGTAATAAGCCTGATGGTCTCTGCGTACTTGCTTTCCCGTATCCGTTTGGCTTTGATGGTTTAAGCTAGCTTTGTAATCAGCTTTACGCTGTTCGTTCATTGCTTCATGCTTATCACAGAACGATTGGTCCTTTGGAACTACCTTGTTACAACCACCCCAATTGCAATGCTTCATCAAGGTCATAGCATGTTGCACCTCCTTGTTTTTATCCAAACAAAAAGCGCCATGCTGTTTAGCACGACGCTTCTTATCCTTGCACCACTTATCTAGCCGGGTATCAGCCTGCACCCATTCAGGCGGTTCATACCCGTACTTGCTGTGAATCATTACTGCCATAACACCGCTCCCAAATTTATGTAAAATAAAGACGCCCCGAAGGACGCTATTGGACTTCCAACGCAACTAGATCACTTACCTTGATAGTCAAGCTCCAATCATTTAAGTTAAGTGTAATGTATCGCCTAAGTGGACTGCAGTGTTCAATAATCTCGTTTTTAACTGCCATCATTGTTGTCTTAGTGTCATAATCGTCAGCGTAAATAGGCGACTTAATAGTTTGACGCTTTAAATAAATTATTAGCCTCATAAACTAACCTCCTCAAGTGGTACCAGAAGCATACTCATTACGTGTACTAAGCTTTGCCAATTCTTAGACAAATATTCCTCATCTCCTGGTAGGGATTCCAAATGTTGTTTTAACTTTGCCAACCGATCAAAATCAAATGTCCCACTTGCTTTGAAAGAATCAAATATTGCACTAAGTTCCCTGTCTTCCGAAAACTTTTGCAGCGCTTCAGAATGTTCAAATGCTCTTTTTGCATCGGGTGTTTTGTAGCTTTGAATTGTTAGTTCAAAACTGTCTTGAAGTTCCAATGCGTTTTTCATTTCCAATTTTTCCAGCAATGACAAAGTGTCTTTGTCACTAATATCAAGAATTTTTATTATCTTTTTGATTCGTATTACCTCAATACACGAAGCTGTGTAGGATAAATTAAAATGATAGGATGGTTTATCCTGTCCAAAACTAAAACTTTCTAATTTAGCCACATCGCGAGCAGAAGGTGAATCCGCTCTAGTTTTAATACTTTCAAGTTCATTTTTTACATACAAAATAGAGAAAGAATCAAGTCTATCTGTTTTTTCTGCAGTTTTACTTAATTCAGCTTCTATTTGGAAAACCTTGAAAGAACTAAATGAATCTAGATTGAAAAATATTGATGCTAATGCCACACAAAATAATGAAAAATATCCAAATTTAAGCCCATAAATAATACCAATAATTATGGGTATCATTATTAGCGCAATGGTGCTTGCGATAATGTTGTTTTTTTGTTTCATAGCCATCCCTCCAAACTACTTTAACTATACAAAAACTCTCGCCAATAAGCGAGAGCCAGTTTGGAGACTATCCGTTAAAAGATGCTAGAAAAGCATACCCTACAATCAGCTGTGTCTACCTATTCCACCACAAGCGCACAGCAGTTTTAACAACTTGCTTGGGTTGTATGTGATTGGTGCGGAATCGAACCACACGCGGTAGCTATCCTCCTGACATGGATGCCCCTCAGTGGGAAATTATCTAGCCATGCTTCAACCACACGTCGACTACTGCTTTATCAAAGGCTAAGCAGTTAAGCCTATATCGCTGACGGGACTCGAACCCGCATCTCATTATGGCTTACCAATTAGCCCACAGCGACTACCAATCTGTAATTTGGAGGATTACTTCATGCACGTCAATCACATTTGGCATACTACCAATTTAGCACGATTTCAAGTCCATTTTTTCCAACTTTTTTCCAACTAGCCAAAATCAGATACATCATACAAGTTAAGCTCACTTGCTACTTTGGCAATAAACTTATCAACTAGATAATAAGCTTTGCTCTTGCTAACAAATATCATTCCATTAGTTACTAGGCTTTCAACCGAGTAACGTTGACGCTTTCTAAAGTACAGTTCGCATATCAGGGTTTCAGTATCTTCACCGCATTCGTCCAAACACTGATCAATTACATCTCTCCGATGCTGGAATGCTCGAATCGTTTCACTATCAGCCACCGAGATAGCAGCATACTCAGTTGGAGCACTCTTCTTATATTGAGCACGACCACCACCAACGTTTTCGTCAGGTTCTTGATACGGATACATAATATTTAGCTCCTCACGAGCAATTAGGCCATCAATTAGCGGGTATTCGCGTAGGTACTTCTCGACCATTTTCTTCGTCGTTCTTTCCAAGCCAGCCACTCCTCTGTGATATAATTAACTGTCAATTTAATTATCATAGATGTCAGTGGTCGCCCTAGTAGGCGGCTTTTTGTTTGCTTCAGCGTGTCCCATCATTCGCCGGTGTTTCCGTTTAATCGTGGAACGCTTCTTAGTGTGTTTAGGCATTGTCATTCCTCCGTAATGTAGTATTTGTTTTCGTCAATCGCACGAATACGCCTATCAATCCAACTATTGCTGTGATTTAGAACCCCAGACGTCCTAGTTTTACTCTGCTTGCCTTCCATAACTAATTTAATAGCATTATACTGGGTACGCGTAATCTCCATGTAATCGCCTGATACGGTCTTAATTCCAGGCATCTTATGCAAGTTAGCTAATTTGCTCTCAGGCACGTTATCCATGCTGCCATACCTTGCTTCTAGCTTATGAATGACTTCCAACTCTTTCGCCCAATTTTTGCTTGTCATAAACAATCTTCCTTTCAAACTCTTGTTCATATTGTTTATGTTTATTATTCACACAGTTAGGACATGGGTCAAATGTGAAACCATAACTCCCAAGTGGTTGTTGAACGACTTTACTACCATGACATAATTCACAACTCATACACTTCTGACCCCTTCCATATTGTCAAACAGCAATTGACAGCTAATATCCTTAGTATATAAACGATCAATTGTTTTGACGTCGTACATGCTTTCTAATTGTTTACGCGTGTTGTTAGTCGTAACGATGGTTGTATGTTTAACTTCGTTATGGTCAAAATCCCAACGCGCATTCGCCACTTGATACATCAGTGTCTGCAAATCTTTGTGCACTGGCTTGTAGAACCCTTTCTCAGTTGGCTTACCGCCTTCAGTACCAAAGTCGTCTAAAACTAAAATATCAACGTTTTGCATGTCTTTTAGAATGTATAGTAAACGTTGACGTACATCCGGTGCTTCATATTTCTCATTTACCAGCCGTAGCAACTCAGCTGTTGAAACAAACATCGCTGTTTGGCCTACACCCATTAACTGATACATAATTGCTAGCGCTAATGATGTTTTGCCAACGCCGGGTCCACCTGCAAGTGCTACGTTGAACTGGTTAGTCTCTAATTGCCTAGCTAACTTAAATGCCTGATTGCCAAGCTCTCTAGCTTTAGCTTGATTAGGCTGTTTATCGACTCGCCAATCATTAAAGCTAAATCGTAACGGTACACCGCCAGACCACACTGACATACGATAGTAATATCGTTTTCGGTTAGCAATCACGCTAGCATTGGCACGGTCAATCGTTTGACGATCCAATTCTTCTTTTGTTGGCAGCTTGGTTGTGTCAATACCTCTAGCCGCCACAACTTTCTGAATCGTGGCTTGATTGAATAACTTCATTGCATTTTCCATTAGCCAAACCAGTCCTCTCGTGTTTGTGGCGCAAGATTAGTCGGGTGATCACGTTTAACCTGACCCACGAGTGCGTCATATTGCTTGCGTAACTTCCCTGCCGACAAAATGTTTGCTTGCCAGAATGAATTATCCTGTGACCAATCTACTAGCCAATCTAATTTTTCATAATCACGATGATCACGTTCGTGTGCCAATCGAATATCATTAGCCCATTTCTGTAAGTTTGGTTCTTTAAAGTCAGGTTGCCGTTGCTTAATTCTGGTCAATAAATGGACTGCTACTTTGTAGGGTGGATCATCAGGTCCATACTCGGTTTTTGAGTTGGGACGTTTATTATTTGTAGTCTCTGTAGTAGTCTCTGGTAATCTATTGGTATTGGTCTGCTCATTTTGATCACATGCGTGTGATCGATTTGAGCACCTCGTATGATCATTTTGATCACATGCTTTGCTCATACGCTGATAATCAATCCGATACCATTTTGTCTTGTCAAAACCGGCTTTATTATAATTTCCACTAATCAAGTATCCTTGCTTTTCTAAGCTATTGATTGTCCTCCGTAGCGTCACCTTGCTAAAGAATGGAAATTGCTTGTGCCATTCATCATAACTGTTATAAATCCATTTATATCCATCTCTGTTATTACCAGAACGCTGTAACCAATAATGGAATTGTTGCAATACAATTGCCTCTTTTAACCCAACTCTTACTGCCAGTGTTGGTAGAACTTGCAATGGTGGTTCACTAATCAAAAGGCTATTCATCTATATCACCTCAATTATATAGTGGGCCTTCCACCCACTCGGTGTATTAGTCACTGCTATAATTACCTCTCAAGCCAATTCGTTTTAACGTTTCTTTATCTAGTTTTATGCCATCTACCGGGACGTGGTATTTTGCACTAAATGCCACGGAGCCAATTTGCTCAATCTCGCTGTGATGGACTCGGCACAATGCCATAACGTGCCGTTTGGTATGGTCAACGTGTGTTCTGTTCAAGCCGGCTCCAATAACGTCTACATGATGGATATCAGCACGATTACCGCAGATCATGCAAACTCGATGGCGGCAACACTGGAACAGGTAATACTCTTGCTCACGTGGCAATAGCTTATAGCCTTCCTTGAACGGCACGTGCCACTCAAACATGAAGTCGATGACTAGGTCGAGTAACCGGTTAGCATCGCTCACAGACGATTCTGTGGTGTCTGACAGGCTGATTTGTTTACCTGCCGTATACGCCTGATACTCCATGTAAAATAAATCCTTCAAGAAGTCTGTCGGCATTCCTGACCAAGTATAGATGTCACTCAACAGCGCAAAGAACAATCGTCGCTGTTGCGTCCTTGCCCGACGTGTGTCGGCTACTTCCCAATCCATGTAAAACTGGTCATGGGACCCACTAACGGTTTCTATATGGTCCAAATTAGGCTTCTCGTCCAACAGCGTAACCAAATAGTATTGACCATTGTCTTCGACTAATTGCGCTCGTGAACGTTGCATCTAATCACTCCTGTGCTTATGTGATGCTTGCTGTAGTTTGGCACTCAGTGAATCCCAGTTAAAAGGGTGATCCGTCTGGAACTGGGGAAAAGCCACCACCGCGATAGCTGTTGGCTGACTGATTGCTGTACCCGCTAGCCGTACCAGATGCTTGTTTATCTCCGGCTACGGAACCATTGAATCCATCACTTTTCTGATTATTGGTTGCAGTCCCAAAGCCACCCGTCGTATTTTGTTGATTGCCAAAACCACTATTTCCGGTTGAATTAGCGGCTGCTGGTCGCTTAATACCATTTGGCTTGCTACCATCTTGCATAAACGGTTCGTAACTCTTAACTGCTAAATATGCTTTCCCGTTTGCAGCAGTGTCCCAATCAACTGTAATCGCCAACTGATGACCCACTGCTTGACTAACAAACTGTTCAATTGAATCAAAGGCCGTGCCGTTAGCTGCGCCTAAAGCCACTGCGATGGTGTTAAAACGCTTGGCGGACAACTTGGCTTTGTCCTCTGAAGTACCGTCCCAGACTTCATTATCAAATCGAATTAAACCGCCCTTGTACGGACCGTCTAAGACCTCATAGTCAAAAATTGCCATGGGTTTGCCTGCCTCTTTTGTTGTCGTGTATTGCGAGCTGGACGCAATCACCACATTGTACTTACCCGCTTCTTCAACGGTTTGACCAAAAGTGTTATTTGAATCTACTGTAAAAAGTGCCATTTTATTTTGCTCCTTTGATTGTTTGAATTAGTTCACTTGCCTTAATCAATTTGCGATTGTCAATCCGATTTTTTGCGTGATTGCCCTTCTCAGGGTCTAAATCAATCATTCGCTCGCCGCCTGTCAGGTAGATACGACCAACGAGATCAAACATACTGGTAAAGGCATTAAACGTTTTCTCATTCATGTCAGCCTGATAGCGACCTTCACCACTTAGACCAGATGAACCATTGTCGAGTTGGTGAGCCGTCGCGTACACCGTCTTCCCACTTTCTTTCAAGATGGTCCCGAGGTCTCGAAACCATACTTGTAGCCTCTGATAATTTTGACGATTATCTTTAGCAGCATTGTCGATGTTTTCTAATACCAAGTTTTGAAGTGCTGTGATATTGTCTAATACAATTACTTGGTATTTAGCATCTTGAATCCCCTGCATGATATATTGTTCAACCATCGCCTGGATATTGGGCATGTCGCGATGTTCAAACATGATAACATCGACGTCCTTATCACCTATCAAGACATTGCTCGACATGTCAAAGCTAAACAGTAACTTATGTCCTACAAATTGTTTTGCGACACTTGTTTTTCCAGTTCCACCATCACCGTATACAAAGTACATATTCGGTATTACTGGAATGTTGCCATCCGCATAGAACTTCATATTGCCCCCTACAAGTCAAATTTGACTGATTCACCAGCAGGCTTTTCCGTGATTCCTTCAACAATCTGTCCATCTTCTAGGACGAACTTGCCATTGATTACCGAACCCGCTTTCTTCAAGTCTTGCTTATTAATCTCTTCTTTGACTCGAATGAATTCTTTAATACCTTGATCTCGTAATGACTTCAAAACAGTTGCATCCGCATACTTTAATCCTGCTGGCGTTTTCCGAGTCGTGACTTTACCATGTGGCGTATCAATCTTGAACTTCTTGTCATGTTGCCGCTCACGATACAGGTAATCTTTGAGCAATCCGTGGAAATATTCTCGACTAGATTCATTTTCAGTAAGTTTACGATCCCGCCAAGCAATTGTTTGATCGATATCTGCTTGTGCTGCTTCTTTGACTTCCTGATCATGTTTCTCGATTGCTTGTAGCTTACGCATCGCCCAGTCAGCAGACTGTAGCGAATTAATTTTAAAGCCTTCTTGCTCACGATCATTAACCGTTTTTAGCTCTTCTTTAAGCAATTCATTGATCATCAAATTAACCCCCGTAATTCGTTTAATTCTGTTTCACTCTTATCCAACATCTTGTATAACTTGGCTAGCGATTCGCCATCACTGATCCAAATGCTGTTGATAACACGCTTTAGAAACTTGATGTGATTGTTCACGATTTCTTCCATAACTGCCGCCCTCACTTTATAGCTTTTTTAATATATGGTTGTGCCAAGTCAATGACTACATGATGGCCATCTGGTTCCAGCAGCAGCTTGTATTGGTAGTTATATAAATCAGTATCGATGGAATCCGTATTTTCTTTCAGTTGTGTACTGGCTGCCCTGAAGCTGGATTGTAAGGAACTACTATGTTTATAAAGTCGGTAGCATCCATCTGATTTTGATTTTTGAAGATCTAACAATAATTGGTTTTGATAATACTTATAAGTAACATATTTAAATGCCTTGTCATTTATTACATCGCTTGCAGCAGCATTAAAAGCCATAATATTGGAACTAATTGAAACCAATGGAAATGGAGCTCTTCTTCTCCCAAGTCCATTCGAACCTAAGCTAATAAATTTGTCGTAATCTATTGATGCCATAACTACCGTCCTCGCTTTCTTAGCACTTGCAAACGAGACTGCTTTGGAATAGAGTAGATGTTGGTGCTGAGCATCTCTTCCATTAGTCCATCGTTAGCCGATACTAGCGATGGCTTTTTTTGCGCTCGTTTCCACTCGTGGAGTGGTAAAATTGATACTTTTTGCATGATCATTTCTCCTAATACATTGGTGGCAATGTGAACGTCCAGTTCTCATCAGAATTTTCATCTGGCTCGCAAACGTTAATATCGTGTTCTTGCAATTCACCAATAAATTCTTCTGAATAGCCAAAGCACGGGCGTCGCTTAATGATCCCGTCTGTATCGTACGTGATAGCGTTAATCAGCTCACGTTCATCTGCACGAATCGCGTTATACTTACGTGCTCTTAACGCGTGCTCAATGTCTTCTCCATACATATCGTTTCCTCCTAAATTCCAAACCAATTATGGATTTCATCGCGTTTATCCCACAATGTAGTCAAAACCCAAGTCACTAACATCACTACTACCCAATCTGGTACTACAATCATTATTTGCCTCCATACATCGCCCCCGCCCGGGACTTTACTTAATCTTTTGGTTCTCGTCCATCCATGCAATTACGGCGCGTTTCCAGTACCGTTTCTGCGTGCCTACCATATAGTATGGAAAGCCAGGATTAAAAATAAAATTTACATCCGCAGACTTAGGAGAAACATGCAGCCATGCTGCAAGTTCTTCACGGGTCATAAGCTCATCACCAGCTAAGCGCTCTTTGAGAACTGGTAGAATGGAATCAACCAGTTTACCAACCATTTTTTGCAAAAAAGAATCAGTCTGATTTGGATCAAGATTTAGGCCGAAGTCCATGTATATCACCTCCTTTCATGAGGTATAATTTAGTCAATCCAATTAATCGAGGTGATAAATATGAAAAGCTCTCATCGCGAACATGAAATGGCACTATATGCCGCTCAAGCCATGACCATTTCAGATATTGCTGAAGAAAAAGATAAGGCTAAATCTCATCACTATACGTACGATGCTCGATTAGGAATCGAAATATTCGAAGATAACTATAAGCATGCCCTCGAACATTATTCGGGACGCTTTCCCGATTAATTAACCTTTTCTTCTTCCTGTTTGGCTTCAAGATCTGATTGGATAGCGCCTATTAGCTGAAAGGCCTCCTTATACGACAGATCATTGCTAAACAGGATTTTTTCTATTTCTGATTTGGCCTTTGAAAACCTATCAGATTTTAAAAATGCTCGCGTGTCCCATTTACTCATATCGCTCGCCTCCTATGCTGGCTGTTCATTTAAGTAAAGGTCGCTCATACCAAGCATGTCCGCTGCTTGTGTTAAAGCGTCATAGTTCGTTGCTTGAACTTCGCTAACTGTGCTCGGCTCCCACTTACCACCGTTAACCCGAGATTTAAGGTTAGGGTTCAACATCGTATCGTTATACTCAAGCAAGAATTTCAGTGCTTCACGTACATTTTCAAATTCCATTGTTTTACCTCCTATGCTGGCTCCTTGTCGAATCGAAGTGACGTCTGTCGAATGATTGTCTTAGTTGCTGTAGATGGCTCCCAATCGTTGATGAAGTCCATTACCATCTGGTAGTCCTTCTTGCGTAGTATTGACCGAGCACTCACGTTAGCAATCTTCTTGATTCCACCGTTAATATCCTTAAATAACTCGCCACGTTGCTTCTTCGTAATATGCCCATAACTGTGAGCTACTTCTGACACACGTTGGTTAACTCGACGGCTAAGTGCGCTGTATTCAGGATTAGGAATAACTTGGTTTTCTTTGAGGTCTTTAACATCGCCCTCCACGCTATCCAGTCGTTGATTAGTTTCCTCATTGGCTTGCAGCGCCAATCTGGCAATCTCTCGTGGCGATGTTGGTAGTGCAAACTGTTTCGGGTTAAAGTAGTTTTCTTCCAGCTCATCAAACATGTCCCAAGCTTGATCAGTTCCAAGCATTTTTGAATGCCGGCTAGCACCACGCTTTGTCCAAAGAATTAGTGTTTTGGCGTTCTTCCCAACAAGGTCGAAAATTTCGACCCTGTCTTTGAACTCTTTTAGAGTTTCCCCTGTCAATTGGTAAAAATGTTTTCCCTTGACAAATTTGCTACGATTGTTGGCAAAATTTTGCTTAATACGTTGAGACGTTGTTCCATAGAACTCAGCTAGCTGTTCAGTAGTCAAAATTAGATCTCCGTTAAATTTAACTTGTTGTACTTCTTGCATGTGGATCATTCCTTTCTATACTTGGTGTTTATCAGTTTCATTCTTAATAGCCTTAACGCCCTCATCAAAATACAACCACTGTGGAACTTCCTTATCAGAATGTTGTGATTTGCTGTTACTCCAGCGACCATACTTATTTTGTCCCGGCTGTTCAGCTTTCAATCCAAGTTGGTTGCAAATCCGGCCAACCATGTTCGCTGACTTACCAACCAACTCGCCAACCTCACTAGCGCTGTATTCCTTACGTTTCATAACTGGGATAGTCATTTCACCAGTTAGCTCCTTAGCAGCTTGTGCAAGTAGTGTCTGGCTAGAAGTTTCAGAGTTCGTCGCCTGAGCAATTTTATAAAGCAAGTTTGCTTTACGAGTAGCTGCGTTCTTTTCCATAATTTCAAGTCGCTTACCAGCTATTAGTGATGGCTGATTCTGTTTGATGGACTGACGCATATTGAAATAGTTGTCGACCAACTCATCATAGATTTCCCAAGCCTTATCATCTTCGAGGATTTTTAGAAGCTTACTGTAACCACGTTCGGATAATAGGTAGATATTCTTAGTTGCATTAATTTGATTCTGTGTAAAACCGCTCTTGTTCAGAACAATAGCGAAATCTTTTTGTTTTAAATCAATAATGTCAACTCCGTCACGGAATCGTGACCGATTTCTATTAATTAGTAAATTGACATTACCGACTGTTTGACCATGAATCTTGGCAATGTCCTTAACCAGCATTGCCTTTTTACTTTCACCGAACCCACCCTCAATTCCAATGAATTCATATTGACCGATATGTTCATGACCGATTACTTTTAATTCGTTCATAGTTAATCCTCCTTAAATACCATACTTTTCTACCAAGTATTTATAAATTTGCTCAATTAGTCTCTCAGCCCCTTTGGTTGTCATTCGTTTGTTCAATGATAAATTTACAAACGTTGTTGATTTTCCAAAATGATTAGCAATTGATGCTTGTGTTTCTAAACTACGATGATTTGCTAGCCAACTCTTAATTGCTTCGGCTTTGTTGTTTGTTTCCATATGAATAAACATTTGCGTTCCTCTTTTCCTTAATATTTATTAAGAAAGTCCTTGTAATTATCTACAACATATCTTAGAATATAGACATAACGAAATAAGCTATTAAATACCTACTTATCGCCCACCAAGATGATTAATAAGTATTTTAATTTAGCCATTTTCTTAACTACTTTTCTTAACAAAGACTATTCTATGACAAATTGTAGAATTTTGCAACAAAAAATCTATAACTTGTCTTAGCAGCCTTTGTGTAATTACGGAGGATTATTGATATGACGCTGTTTGATAGAATAAAAGAAATTGCAAAAAAACGTGGATATTCCATTGCTGAGGTGGAACGAAAAGCGAATGTCAGCACGAATTATATGTACCAGTGGAAGACGCGCAACCCTAATCCAGAGACCTTAGCCGCCGTTGCCAAAGTTTTAGGGGTTTCAGTTGACTACCTTTTAACAGGCAAAGAAGACAATGCAGCTATTTCCGATAATGCTCGGCCCAAAGTACAAAAGATTGCCCGTAGAGCGACAAAACTTAACGATCAGCAATTAGACCAACTGGACGAAGTGATGAATGCTATTTTCAAAGAAACTTTTGGAGATGATGATAAATGAAACCGCGGTGGACATTTGCTAAAGATACAGCTATGCAACTGATTAAAACCGCTTCTATCAGTTTTCCTGTTAATCTTGTTCAATTGGTAGATCGGCTACCAAAAGTTCAGCTTATGAGTTATAACACTATGGTTAATAAAATATGTAATCATGGAATGCCTGTTGATGTAAACTGGGTTCAAGAACATTTAGCAGACGGCTCTCAAGATGCCGCATTAGTGAAAATGTCCAACCGCGATGAATTAATAATCCTTTACAATAGCGATACTCTTATAAATATTCCGCAAAGGATCCGCTTCTCGATTGCTCACGAAATTGGACATTATTTGCTTAACCATCCCTTTGTTACCAGTATTGCTAGGCAAGGCGAAACACCATCATCAATTACAGAAAAAGACTATTTGATTTATGAAGCAGAAGCGCAAGCTTTTGCTCAATGCTTACTTATACCCACCCCTTCATTAAAAGAAAACGATACTCTCAAAGACATTCAAATTAAATATGACGTCTCTGGTGATGCTGCAATTCATGCATATACGGAGTACCACGACCGTCGCCCTTGGGCGTGGCCTTCAATCCGTATTCCTAAGTATTCTTTTAATCATCCTCGTGTTTATAGCACCCCACCAACTACTGGACTTTTATTGATTGTTGGTGGCGGTACTCGAATTTATTGCCACAAATGTAAGGAATTAAGCATTAGTAAAAGTAAAGATCACAGTAATTTTTGCCCAATATGTGGTAACCGAGATATTTATGTATTTAACCAGTATAATTCTTTTTCATTCCATGAAAGGTTTGGTGATAAAGTTTTGAAATATCCAGATATAGTTGTTGATGACGACTCAAAGGTTGTTTCTTGTCCAGTTTGTCAAAACGAAGAAATTGACGGTGGTGACTTCTGCAAAATTTGTGGGACATATTTAACTAATAAATGCACTGGAATACCGTACAATGACATGCATGATCCATTTCATGCGTTTTCCGCATCTCAATTAATTTCATCAGATGGCTGCGGCACGTTATTGCAAGGTAACGCAAGATTTTGTACTTCTTGTGGATGTGTATCAACTTTTTACATTCAAGATTTGCTTAAAGACTGGAATGACGAAAAGTCATCTATTCTTGCAGAAAAAGCTATTCAAAAAGCTAAATCCATGCCATCTTAATCAATATTGTACTACCTGTTATATCTCATTAAAAAATTGCCCCACTGCCGCAAACAGTGAGACGTAGTAGCCAATGATATTGATACACAAATATTATTATAGACCAGATACGGATGTCGGTAAAAGCTGGGGAATTTGGAGGAATAATTGTAATGGGACTACTAATAATGATCGTCATCTTTCTAGCGCTATGGAAGATATTAGGAGCACTAGGCCACATTTTTTTACCAATATTGGCCGTGTTATTTATCCTGGCAACCTGGATTCCTTCACAAGCAATTGTTATGGTGATTTGGGTGCCAATCGCGATATTATATTTTATCGGCTTAGCCGGGTATAAACATGCTAAGTAGAACTAGTATGAACATATTTTAATCGGGGTAAAAGCTATGGAATTGTATGTAGGAACGTACAGCACACACGTGTTCGACTTTACCGTTGCAATTGGCATCATTTGCTTCATAGCGCTAGTCGTCATGTTAGTTTACTGGAATCACAAGCGAAAATAGCGCCCTCGCCCACTACCAGCCTAGCGGGCAACATGCGAGCGTAGTTCAACGGTAGAATAGTAGCCTCTTATAGGACACCCTTCCTTTATTTCTCGTTGCTACGTAGGTTCGACTCCCACCGCTTGCGTTGTAGCAAAAAAAGAAAGAAGGCACATTATGAATAAAGATATTTCAAGGTACGAATTAATAGAAAATATTACTAATGACCTGGCAGAGTTTATTAAATTAAACGCCATTATCTATCTACACAAAGATAGCTATTCAAAAGCAGAATACAATCGTATGCTTAAAGGAATTGAAGACGATCTGGCGACACGCTTCAAGCAAAGAGAGGAATAGTAAAATTTTACCAGTCAAGCCAATTGAATCATTTCAGTTGGCATCTTGCGAGCGTAGTTCAGCGGTAGAACATTATTCCAAGTCTTGAAGCCCATTCTTTCTTGGACTACTATGCAGGTCCGACTCCTGTCGCTCGCGTTGTAACAAAAAAGCACATCCGCTCCCGCCAAGAAAATGGATGTGCTACCAATAAAAATTAGTGGATTACTCCGCTCTTTTTACATACATAATATTATCACAACTAAGGAGGTGATGCCCGTCCTTTTTCCAAGCCCCCGCCCGGGATTCATGAAAGGATAGATAAATATGGCAAGTATTAGAAAACGTGGATCATCATGGTTAGTACGAGTCGCCTTCACGGACATTCACGGAAAGACGCACCAGAAGAATGCAACATTTCGGACAAAAAAGGAAGCCGAATACTTTGCAAATAGCAACGAGGTAACCAAAGCGCGTGGTGGTGACCTGCTCGGGTCAACCAAATCTTTCGTAGATTACTTTACTGACTGGTATGAAACTTACAAGATGCCAACCGTGGCAGCCTCTACTCGCAAGAATTATGAATTCACACTAGACAAACTGCAGCGCAATTTTGATAACATGCGCATGAGTGACATTAATAGATCAGCATATCAGCACTTCCTGAATAAGCTAGCTGATGAGTACGCCTATGAAACTGTTGCTAAAATTGCTGGTCACTGTCGTTCATGCGCCACAGATGCTCTTGAGGACGGTGTCATCACTAAAAATTTCACTACTAGGACCAAGATACCTCACTGCACCGATTATGAAGCAGAAGTTGGTAATAATTACCTTAGCTACGCTGACATGGTTGCGCTAAGTGAGTATACCCGTCCTAAGGCCTCAATTAATAACATAAGTGCCGCCATGGTACTAACCAGCTTAGTATCAGGTGCACGCTATTCAGAAGTTGCCGGCTTAACCTGGAGCGACATCGATTACAAGAACCAAACTCTTCGGATTGATAAAACTCTAGATTATAAGGGTGATATGGGCTTTTTACCAACAAAGACCAGGTCTTCAAATCGAGTCATTACAGTTCCGGATTATTTGATTAAGATTCTTGGCACATTACATCAAGATCAAGTCTCTGCGGGTGTTAAAAACAATATGCATCTAATTTTTGTAGGCAAGAACAGTTCGTCGGTGCCTAGCAATAACTCGGTTAATAAATTTCTGCGTACCGCACATGATCGACTTGGGATCAAGCATATCACATTCCACGGACTACGGCACACTCATGCAAGCTATTTATTGTACAAGAACGTGTCTATTTACGTGATTTCAAAGCGTCTTGGACATTCAGACGTTGGTATCACGCAACGCGTCTACACGCACGTTATTGACGAATTACAGCATGAACAAAGTGATTTGATTAATGAGGCTCTTGAGAATTTTTAGTGTTACAAATTTGTGCAAGAATGTGCTTGCACAAAAGTGCAAAGCATGTGCAAGCTGACCTACAAATCGGTTGTCCTGCATACGCTTAGCCTGGGTGGTTGGATTTTGGTCGGCCATCCCCTTCTTTGTAATATTGTAAAGGTACAAATGTGCAAGAATGTGCAAGAATGTGCAAGAATGTGCAAGATTTTCTGATATTGGGTGCTCTTGTATAACTTTTGGAAAAGCAAAAAGCCCACCATATCAATGATATGGTGGGCTCCTGAAGGTACTACAAGCTACCTGAATAGCTAAATAATACCGGCGATCGGGGTCGAACCGATACTCCCTCAACGGGAACTGGATTTTGAGTCCAGCGCGTCTGCCAATTCCGCCACGCCGGCAAAATAAAATGGGTGAAACTTACTGATCAGGATTATAACCTTTTCAGGAAAGGCGGTAACCGGATTTGAACCGGTGATGAAGGTTTTGCAGACCTCTGCCTTACCACTTGGCTATACCGCCATCATTTATTGCCCAAACCCAACTGGGTTAGCTGGATTCGAACCAGCGCATGATGGAGTCAAAGTCCATTGCCTTACCACTTGGCTATAACCCAATCAAAGGGCGGTAGGTGGGAATCGAACCCACGCGTGCCGGAGCCACAATCCGGTGCGTTAACCACTTCGCCACTACCGCCATCATGGCAGGGATAGTAGGAGTTGAACCCACACCGACGGTTTTGGAGACCGTTGTTCTACCATTAAACTATATCCCTATAAAGAATGGAGGGGAGTGGATTCGAACCACCGAACCCGAAGGAGCGGATTTACAGTCCGCCGCGTTTAGCCAGACTTCGCTACCCCTCCATAAATGGCGCGGGACGGAATCGAACCGCCGACACATGGAGCTTCAATCCATTGCTCTACCGACTGAGCTACCGAGCCATATCATTCTTCATGATGGAGTTTATTAAATTATTGATGAATAAATTCTCATCAGATGGAGGATACAGGGCTCGAACCTGTGACCCTCTGCTTGTAAGGCAGACGCTCTCCCAACTGAGCTAATCCTCCATAATGACCCCTACGGGATTCGAACCCATGTTACTGCCGTGAAAGGGCAGTGTCTTAAACCACTTGACCAAGGGGTCATATTTATATATCTAACTAACGGAGAGTAAGGGATTCGAACCCTTGAAACAGGTATAACCCGTTTACAGCATTTCCAATGCTGCTCCTTCAGCCACTCGGACAACTCTCCATGGCTTACCGTAGATAACTCCGACAGGCGGGCTCGAACCGTCGACATCTTGATTAACAGTCAAGCGCTCTACCAACTGAGCTATGTCGGAATAATCGCATGGCAACGTCCTACCCTCGCAGGGAGCGATCCCCCAACTACTCTCGGCGCTAAGAAGCTTAAA